TGGCTGGAAACAGAAAGGCAAGCATCAGTGGTATTCGGGAAGATCCGATACGACCATTTGGAAATTCGATAAGCCCAAGAAGAATGCGGAGCACCCGACCATGAAGCCGATCCCGCTTCTTGCTTATCCTATTAAGAATTCGTCCATGGCAAACAGTATCGTCCTTGATCCTTTTGGCGGCAGCGGCTCCACTCTCATTTGCTGTGAGCAGATGGATCGTATTTGCCACACCTGCGAGCTCGACGAGAAATACTGCGACGTCATTGTTAACCGTTATATCGAGCAGAAAGGTGGCGCGGCGGACGACGTATTTGTAATAAGGAATGACGCGGTTATTCCTTATGTGGAAGTACCAAAAGATGAACAGTAAAGCCCCCTTCATTTGTGACATATTTAGTCACAGAATTGCTTGCTATATCAAGGCTTTAGAGTGATTAATGTGTTACCAAAACAAAGGAGGTATACACCATGGAACTTAACTACAACGTAACAGGAAAACAGCGCAAGGAAATGGTAACGGTCATCTCGCAGGCTGCCGGAATGGCGCCGGTTTACAAAGGGGCACCGACCTTCGCATACGTGATCGACAACTTCACGGTAAGCAAGGACGGTACACTTTCCTTTGACGAGAGAACCTCAAAGGAAGAAGCCGAGAAGGTTACCCTGGCCCTTAAGGCGGCAGGCTTTACAGCAGAAAACGCCGAGGCCGAGGATACCGCAGAGCCCGAAGGCGACCTCATTACCATTGAGATGCCCAGGGAGAAACTCAGTGAAGAAGCAATCGAAAACCTCAAAAAGATCGCAGAAAGCAAGGCCGGACTTTTCAAAAAGGCATTTGAAGCAGATGAACTTCCAATCAATGTCACGGACGAGAAGGTCGCCTTCCCTTGGTTTAGGGATGCGTCGGGGGAAGCGGTAAAAGCCTACACCCACTTCATTCAAGCGATCTGCGAAATGGCCAGCACCCAAAAGCGCGTAACGGCCACGGAAAAAGAGGTCGACAATGACAAGTACGCCTTCAGATGCTTCCTTCTCCGCCTTGGCTTTATCGGGGCCGAGTACAAAGCTGAGCGCAAGGTCCTGCTTAAGAACCTCACCGGATCTTCCGCATTCAAAAGCGGCAAGAAGGGAGGCGCAGCATGAACTTCCCGAGCAGAGAGATTGTTGAACGCGTAAGAAAAGAATACCCGATCGGCACGAGGGTTTCGCTTGTGAGCATGGACGATCCGCAGGCTCCCCCGGTGGGAACCAAGGGTACGGTGATGAGGGTTGACGATACAGCTTCCCTCCTCATGCATTGGGATACCGGATCGGGACTTAACGTAGTCTACGGCGAGGATGTCGTAAAGAAGCTCACGAATGAACACTACTGCCCGAAGTGCAAAAAGGTTTATACCGGAAGGCCCGCTTTATCCAGAGCAGATAACAAAACAAACATCTGCCCGGACTGTGGAACGCTTGAAGCCCTCGAGGCAGTCGGCGCTTCAGATAAGACAAAACGCGAGGTCATGGACGCGATCCATGGGGCAAAACAATGAAGTACAAATACTGGTTCTCAACAGGGCCAGTTGAAATAGAGATCGGGAACGAATGGATGTCCCTTCTTGAAGAATTAGATAAAAAGTCCTGGCGAGTTGAATACTGGGATCTAAAAAAGAACGCTCATTATGACGCCCTGGAGTACGAACCCCTGCACATGGGGGCAAATGACATCGCAATAGAGAGCATGTTCGACGGGTCGGAGGCTTTTGAATACGCCAAGAGTAAGATTTCCGAGCAGAACATGGAGATCCTTCTTCGAAGGGGTGTCAACGGTGAGACAAACAAGTCTATCGGCGACTCGATGGGGCTTACCAAAGAATGCATTGGCGATCACTATAACCGGAATGTAAAGTACTTCCGAAAATACTACTCAGATGGGGTTTGGATCAATTCTCCTGCAAATATTGATTTTCCGGGGATTGGTAAGGTTCAATCAATACCCTACAAGTTGACTCCCGACCAGGTCGTAGAGATCCGGGCATTAAGAGCTTTATGCTGCAGCCTTTCATATATCGCACAGAAAGTCGGTGTAAACAGAAACCAGGTGGACATGTGCTTGAATGAGAACCCTGTAATGGAAACAATCTGCCCAGGCTGCGGGAAGATAATAAAACAAGCATACCGAAAGAAAATGCATAGCTATTGCTCTTACAGATGCTATATAAGGCTATACAAGAAAAGCTATGGCAAAGAGATAACGATAAATCCTTCCTGCTCTTCGCGGATAGTCTTATCAAAAAAGCAAATCCGGATAATGCAGTATTACAAACAGAATCGGGTTTCTTATAAGTGCATAAGAGAAAAGACCGGGATACCGCTAAGAGTAATCACAGCTTATTTTTTGACCAATCCCCTTCCGTTCACAATATGCAAATACTGCGGAAATAAAATAATGGGCCAGGGTCCAAGAAATACCATCAGAGTTTTTTGCTCACAGAAATGCATGGATGGATATCATAATCACGAGTTTTATGCGCGAACTTACTGGAATATTGAGTTATATCCTCCAAGGAAAATAGCTGAGCCGGATGCTCTTGAAAAAGCGATTGATATGCGGGAAGCAGGCTTCTCCGTCCCAAAGATAAAGAGGGAAACCGGACTGACAAAAGAAGATGTTAAGGATCTCTTCAGATATGACGTTTAGAGCATAAAATACACAGTTTCCTCCATCACTATTTGGTACATATATTCGCGGAAATTACTGGATATAAATGTGCTTTAGAGTGATTAATACACTAACGAAAGGGCCAAAAGGCCAGCAAACATAAGGAGGAAACCACCATGAAGAAGAACACATTTTTTGAAGAACTGAAGAAAGCCGGCGAGGCTTGGGACAAAGCAAGGCAGGAACGCATGGCCCGCAAGGAGCAGATCATAGCCGAATTTGGCTGGGACAGCGACGAGCTTAAGGCCTGGCATAAAGAGAACGACGGGATCAAGTTTCCCTTCGCACAGGGCGCGGTAAAGGCCTACAGAGCCTACTACCAGAGCAAAGAGAACGAGCAGGACGAGCTTGAAATGAGCGACTTCCTTTGGGAAAACGAGGTCCACGACTTTGTTGAAACCTTAAGGCAGGCCGGAATTGAGAGCTTCATTTACACAAACGAAAGCACCGCCTGCATGGAAAACCTGCACGCCTTTGCAGCAGAAGGTTGCACCCTCGCAGGACTGGCAACGACAAAGCAGAAATCAAGATGGCTTAGCGACGAGCCCAAGGAGATCAAGGGCATTCGCTTCACACTTTAATAAAACGGAGGGCTTCGTTATGACGCGGCAGAAAAAGGAAATCTTACGGAAGATTGATGAGATTGAGGCTTTCATAGCAGCGGATGAGGAACTGGGGTGCGGCTTCGCACCCGCAGGCTTCTACGCACCGCTTGAGGAAGAAAGCGGCAGGCTTTATGAGGAACTTGCCCATCTTCGTCACTATGAAAGCGGCATGGAAATGATGATGGACCCCCGAGGGATGAGCCCGGAGCTCCTCCCTTTTAAAGCGTAAACTACACAATATCCTCCACAGATAATTGGTACATATTGTCGCTGAATTAAGTTGCTTTATATGTGCTTTAGAGTGATTAATATGTACAACGAAAGGGGAACAAAGCCCCGGAAAACAAGGAGGATTTAAAGATGAGGTACATCGACAGAACAAACTGCAAGAGCATTTCCGAAAAAGGAAAAGACGCCGAGATCACAAAGATGGGTAAACTTTCAAGAACGGCTACCAAGATCGCCGAAGCAAACGGCCTGGGATTACTTAAAACCCACTGGGGAGTTTACAAGGTGATCAGAGCCTGCGGGCTTGGCGCCTACACAGACGAGCTTAAGGACCTTCAAGAGGTTGACGAATTTTTAAAGAACCTCGACGCACACAAGGCTTCAAGACTTTAAGGAGGACGCGGAAATGAACAGACTTTGGAAAGAAGGAACCATCGGAGTACCGGTAAACGGAGAAACAAAAATAGCCCACTATTGGGCTAAGGTATACGACGAAGGCAGCATTTACGGGATCGACGAAGGAAGAATCAGCAAGCTCACGATCAAGATTGACGGCCAGACGGTAGTAAGCTACGACCGCGGCTGGGACATCGAGCCGGATGAGAACGACGAAGCAACCATGATCGCCTACAGCATTCTGATCCAGGAATACAACAACTAAGAAAGCAAAGGGAAAAGAGCCTCGGCTCTTTCTCTCGTACAAGATTAAGGAGGTCGCCATTGGCGGCTATTTTTTATGGGAAAAACAGATGACTATACACCGACACGGTTTATGGCTAAAACTTCAAGATTTGATAAAGCAAAGGCAGACTATGCGATATCATTTATCGAGTGCCTCTGCCATACGAAGGGCTCATGGTCCGGTCAGAAGTTTAAGCTCTTACCCTGGCAAAGACAGACCATTGCCGATATCTTCGGAGTCATAAAGCCGGACGGATACAGACAGTTTAATACTGCATATATTGAAATACCGAAGAAAAATGGCAAGTCAGAACTTGCCGCAGCGGTGGCACTTTTACTTACATGTGGAGATGGTGAGGAACGCGCCGAGGTCTATGGCTGTGCTGCTGATCGCCAGCAGGCATCGATCGTTTTTGATGTTGCTGCTGATATGGTGCGAATGTGCCCGGCCCTTGCAAAGCGCGTAAAGATACTCGCTTCGCAAAAGAGAATCATTTATACGCCGACTAATAGTTTTTACCAAGTGCTAAGCTCGGAAGCATACTCAAAGCACGGCTTCTCGTGCCATGGCGTTTGCTTTGATGAGCTGCACACACAGCCTAACAGGCAATTATATGATGTTATGACCAAGGGCAGTGGTGATGCCAGAAAACAGCCGCTGTTCTTTTTGATTACAACAGCCGGAACTGATACCAATAGTATCTGCTATGAAGTTCATTCCAAGGCAAAGGATATCCTGGAGGGAAGGAAAATTGATCCGACCTTCTATCCTGTTATATATGGCGCAGATACCTCTGATGATTGGACAGACCCAAAAGTCTGGAAAAAGGCGAATCCCTCCCTCGGAGAAACTATTGGTATCGATAAGGTTGAGGCCGCGTGCGAGTCAGCCAGACAAAACCCTGCTGAAGAAAATGCCTTCAGGCAGCTTCGTCTTAACCAGTGGGTTAAGCAGTCGGTGCGCTGGATGCCCATGGAAAAATGGGATAAATGTGCCTTCCCGGTATCAGCTGAAGCGCTCGAAGGAAAGCGCTGTTGGGCTGGCTTGGACCTATCCTCAACAACCGATATCAGTGCCCTGGTATTAGTTTTTGAGCCTGATGAAGAAGGCCGGTATCCGGTGCTTCCATTCTTTTGGCTTCCAGAGGATACACTTCCACTTCGTATAAAGCGCGATCATGTTCCATATGATGTGTTCGAGAAGCAGGGCTTTTTGCAACTCACTGAGGGCAACGTAATACATTACTCCGCGATTGAGCATAAGATCGAGGAGCTGGCTTCTCGCTACCGCATACAGGAAATAGCCTTTGATAGGTGGGGGTCCGTGCAGTTAGTTCAGGATCTTGAGGATATGGGACTTCCGTTTACCATGATTCCTTTTGGCCAGGGTTTTAAGGACATGTCTCCGCCTACAAAAGAGCTGATGAAGTTAGTACTTGAGCAGAAAATAGCGCACGGAGGTAATCCTGTTCTTCGCTGGATGATGGATAACATTTTTATTCGTACTGATCCGGCTGGAAATATCAAAGCTGATAAAGCGAAGTCAACAGAAAAGATAGACGGTGCGGTTGCACTTATTATGGGATTGGACCGAGCTATAAGATGCGGGTCGGCCGTATCTGAGAGTGTTTATGACACCAGAGGACTATTGGTATTATGAGCGTATTTCTCTAAAAGTTCTTCAAAGAATGTGCCTTTGCGATGCAGCTTATAGTCATCATGGCACACGATTTCAAGGACCGCGTCGAGAACGCACATGGTATCGATCTGATGGTGATACTCATCCTCTTCGTGGTATTTATGCCACAAACGGATGTATCTGCCATACGGCATGATAGCCCAGAAGTGTCCCGTGTTCTTGGATTGGATTTCAAAGAAATCGGGGTCGTCAGATATGACATTGAAATATGGCAATGTCATAATCTCGTATTCAGTTGGCGTGAACAAATATAGTACCTCCTTTACTTGAGCTAAAACAAACAAGTGGGAAATCTGTGCTGGGAATCCAGCGGACGAGTGCTATGCACTCACTAAAAGTATGTAGGCCAATATTAACAGAAACGCCAAAACATGGCAAGGAAAAAATATGATTATGTTATCACTTATAGGCTTTCTGGTTATCCGGGAAGCCTTAAATTATGCGATGGAGGTTATGAATAATGAATCTATTTAGCATATTCCGGTCAAGGGATAAGCCTACCAATAGTACTGTTGGAGGCTACTACACCTTTTATGGTGGGACCTCGACCGCAGGCAAGCGCGTATCACAAAAGACTGCGATGCGCATGACCGCTGTTTATAGCTGTGTTCGAATTCTATCTGAGGCGGTGGCGGGACTTCCGCTTCACCTTTACAGATATACAGACACAGGCGGCAAGGAAAAAGCGACGGATCATCCGCTGTATTTCTTACTTCATGATGAGCCCAATCCGGAAATGACCTCGTTCATATTCCGGGAGACGCTGATGACGCACCTGCTTCTCTGGGGTAACGCCTATGCTCAGATCATAAGAAACGGCAAGGGTGAGGTTATTGCTCTTTACCCGCTTATGCCGGATAAGATGACTGTTGATCGTGACGAAAACGGAAACCTTTATTATGAATACCTTGTATCTCATGAGGAGGGAAACCTTGGTAAAGAAGGAACCGTGCGGCTTACGCCAAGGGATGTGCTTCATATTCCGGGGCTCGGGTTTGATGGCCTCGTAGGATACAGTCCTATAAGTTTGGCCCGCGACGCCATAGGTATGGCAATTGCATGTGAGGAATACGGCGCTAAGTTCTTTTCAAATGGTGCCCAGCCAAGCGGCGTGCTTGAACATCCGGGTACGCTTAAGGACCCTGCCCGAATCCGTGAGTCATGGAATGCAACCTTCGGTGGTAGCCAGAATGCAAACAAGGTAGCGGTGCTTGAGGAAGGAATGAAATACTCTCCGATCTCAATAGCACCCGACCAGGCGCAGTTCTTGGAGACCAGAAAATTTCAGATTGATGAGATTGCCAGGATCTTCCGTATCCCGCCTCATATGGTTGGTGACCTTGATAAGTCGAGCTTTTCGAATATCGAGCAGCAGTCACTTGAGTTTGTAACCTATACACTGGACCCTTGGATCTGCAGGTGGGAACAGTCAATTGTAAGAAGTCTCTTATCTCGTGAGGAGAAAGGGACTTTTTTTGTGAAGTTCAATGTTGATGGCCTCCTTCGTGGAGATTATCAAAGCCGTATGCAGGGCTATGCTATCGGACGTCAGAACGGATGGATGTCTGCAAATGACATCAGAGAGCTTGAAAATCTCGATCGCATTCCGGAGGCCGAGGGTGGTGACCTGTATTTAGTAAACGGCAATATGACAAAACTTAAGGACGCAGGAATATTTGCGACCGGAAAGGAGAAAAATGAAGAAGTTCTGGAACTGGATGAGTCGAAAGATTCAGAACCAGGAAACAGGCGAAGAAAGCATTGAGAGGGTCCTTACCCTTAACGGAACTATCGCAGAGGAGTCGTGGTTTGACGATGACGTCACCCCGGCTCTTTTTCGTGATGAGCTTAATTCCGGTGATGGTGATGTGACTGTTTGGATAAATAGTCCCGGAGGCGATTGTATCGCGGCAGCACAGATCTACAACATGCTTCAAGCCTATCCTGGCAAGGTGACGGTAAAGATTGATGGTATTGCCGCCTCTGCAGCAAGTGTTATCAGCTGCGCTGGTGATGTCGTTTACATGTCACCTGTCTCAATGATGATGATCCATAATCCGGCGACTATTGCATTCGGCGATCACGCAGAAATGCAGAAGGTAATCGACATGCTTGCCGAAGTTAAGGAATCAATCATCAATGCCTATGTCTTAAAGACCGGGCAGTCAAGGGCAAAGCTCAGTCACCTCATGGACGCAGAAACCTGGATGGACGCAAACAAAGCTGTCGAGCTTGGGTTTGCGGATGAGATCCTCACCCGCGCTTCTGATATGGACGACGAGCATCCGAGCGCATCAATGCTCTTTTCAAGAAAGGCCGTGGATAATGCCTTGATAAACAAGGTGTCTGCCAAGTTTGAAAAGCCCAAAGCACCTGTCGCACAGCAGGCAGAAATTCCTGTGCAGGATACAGAAACTGGACGCACGGTGGCTGAGATCAACGAGCGTCTTGAAATTATCAAAAAGTTTATTTAGGAGGTAAACGATTATGAAGTTACAGCAGCTTATTGACCAGAGAGCTAAGGTTTGGGAACAGGCTAAGGCTTTCACTGAGAGCCACCAGAAAGAAAATGGTACGCTCTCCGCAGAGGACACTGCCACCTATGAAAAGATGGAGGCAGAAATTGCTGACCTTACGGCAGCTATTGACCGTGAGAGACGCGCCGAGGAACGTGAGGCAGAGCTTTCTAAGCCTGTTAATTCTCCTCTTACAGCAAAGCCTGGTATGACCGGTGTCGTTGAGGATATGAAGACCGGACGCGCATCTGATGAATACCGCAAGGGTATGCTTCAGGCACTTCGCTCCAACTTCCGTCAGATCTCTAATGTTCTGCAGGAAGGTGTTGATGCCGATGGCGGATATCTTGTTCCCGAGGAATACGACAAGAGAATCATTGAGACACTTGAGTCGGAAAATATCATGAGAGGGCTTGCAACAAAGATCACTACTACGGCTGAACATAAGATCAATATCGCGGCCACCACACCCGCAGCTGCATGGATTGAGGAAGGCCAGCAGCTCACTTTCGGTGATGCTACCTTCGATCAGACCATTCTTGATGCACATAAGTTGTCGGTCGCTGTAAAGGTCACCGAAGAACTTCTCTACGATAATGCCTTCGGTCTTGAGAATTATATTACAAGACAGTTTGGTAAGGCTATGGGTAATGCCGAGGAAGATGCTTTCCTTAATGGTTCTGGCGCGGGTATGCCTACCGGTATCTTTAGCGCGACTGGTGGCGGACGAGCCTTTGGCACCACTGCAACACAGGAAAAGATTACAGCCGACGAAGTTATCGCGCTTGTATACGGGCTTAAGCGTCCTTACAGAAAGAAGGCATCCTTCATTCTTCATGATAGGGTGATTGCTCAGCTCAGAACGCTTAAGGACAACAACGGTTCCTATATGTGGCAGCCTTCCTACCAGGCAAATGAGCCCGATAAGCTCTTAGGCTATACCGTTCATACTTCGGCATATGCGCCTGAGAATGCTCTTGCCTTCGGTGATTTCAGCTACTACAACATCGGAGACCGTGGCGTAAGATCTATGTCTGTCCTCAAAGAACTCTTTGCAGGAAATGGCATGGTCGGCTTTGTTTGCAAGGAACGTGTCGACGGTAAACTTGTACTTCCGGAGGCAGTACAGATTCTTAAGATCAAGGCTAAGTCTGGAACTACCAGCGGATCATAAGACATGAGCCACCCCGGGTAACTGGGGTGGCCTCTTTTGGAGGTTTGTATGGTAACACTTGAGGAAATGAAACAATATCTGCGGATTGATCATGCAGACGACGACAGCATTTTGACCGACATCATTGGCGCGGCTGAGAAGCTTTGTATGGCGGTGGCCCGCGTTACAGACGAGGAGGCATTTGCCGAAAGCCAGAATGCCAAGATCGCTGTTATGTATGCAGTCGCTTATCTTTATGAGCACAGGGAGGAGGCAGACCATAAGGCTCTTACGCTTTCACTCCGCGCGCTTCTTACAGATATCAGACAGGAGGGATTTTGATGAATGTTGCACTTCTTAATGAGCGTATAGAGATTCAGAAGGCCACAGTCGTATCTGACAATATCGGAAACAGGAAAAACACCTGGGCTCCGTATTTCGAATGCGCGTGTACGGTGGGCGGCGAGTCCGGCAAAGAGACTGCTTCTGTTGCACAGACAGTCGAGCATACAGAGATTTCCTTTACGGTACGTTCTTGCACCATAACGGATGCGGTTACAAGTGAATACTTCCGGATCATTTTTAAGGGTGCTACTTATAACATCATTTCCGTGGATCATATGAACTACAAACATAAGTGTCTGAAATTCAGATGCAGGAAGGAACGCAAATGAAAAAGGTACCGGTAGACGAAATGGGGAATGCCATCGCCAAGGAGTTCGAGGAATATGTCGAGCATACAGCTGATGAAGTAAAAAAGATCGTCAAGGAAGTTGCTGATGATGTAACCGAGGAAATAAAAAGTAGGGCTCCGGTTGATACCGGTGCTTACAAAAAGTCCTGGACCGCGACTCAGACAAAGGACACTTCTCTTGCCGCTGAATATACCGTGCATTCCGAGAAGCACTACCGACTTACGCATCTGCTTGAATTCGGGCATGCCAAGCGAGGTGGCGGGCGCACAAAGGCTCAACCCCATATCGCAAATGGTGAGAAACTTGCAATAAGTGAGCTTAAAAAGCTGGGAGGGTGACTATGACAAAAGAACAGGTCCCGCAGATGATACGGTACATGAACCTACCATTTGCCTACGACCATTTCGCTGAAGGTGAGTCCCCGGACCCGCCTTTTTTAGTTTATTTGTATCCTGGCTCGGATAACTTTGCAGCGGATGGATCTGTTTACTACAAACAGGACAAGCTGCATATAGAGCTATACACAGACAAGAAGGACCCTGCGCTTGAGGATCGTGTCGAAGCGACAATCAATGCGCATGGTCTTTTTTATAACAAATCAGAAACTTGGATTCCGTCAGAGAACCTGTACGAAGTCCTATATCAAATGGAGGTTTGACTATGGCTACACAAAAGAACAAGGTAAAGTTCAACCTTAGCAATGCATACTATGCGGCGCTGAACCAGAACGCGAATGGTGAAGTAACCTTCGGGACTCCTGTAGCGCTTCCTGGCGCGGTAAGCATCTCTCTTGAGCCTACCGGAGAGCCTGAGACATTTTGGGCGGATGGCTGCGAGTTCTTCATAATCAACAATAATGGTGGTTACGAAGGTGAACTTGAGTTAGCGATGATTCCGGAATCTTTCAGAACGGACATACTGATGGAGTCCACAGATTCAAATAATGTTCTTGTAGAGAACTCAAATTCTCAGACAGGACATTTCGCGCTGCTCTTTGATTTTGATGGTGACATAAAGAAGATCCGTCACGTCATGTACAATTGCTCGGCATCTCGCCCCGGCATTGCATCTCAGACAAACACCGATACTAAGGAAGTGCAGACTGAGACTCTTAAAATCAAGGCGCGTCCTATGGCTAATGGTCTCGTTAAAGCAAAGACCGGTGATTCAACTAAGGCAAGCGCGTACAACAACTGGTATCGCAATGTTTACTTGCCCGATGCAGTTGGCGGCTATGAAGATCCCGAAGACGAAACTACCACCGGGGAGGGCTAAGCTATGGGGATCGTAAAAAAGATCAATATTGATGGGCAGGATGTGGCGTTCAAAGCGAGCGCCGCAATCCCCCGTATATACAGACTTCGTTTTCATAGGGATATCTACAAGGATATTTCTGTTCTGGAAAAAAGCATCGACGAGTCTGATCCGGAGGCATCAAACCTCGACACCTTCTCCCTTGAGATGTTCGAGAATATAGCCTACATCATGGCCAAACATGCAGATGCCAATATCCCGGATACGGTTGAGGACTGGCTTGATCAGTTCAACACTTTCTCAATTTACCAGGTGCTTCCGGAGCTGATTGAGCTGTGGGGACTTAACCTTAAAACGGATGCTGAGGCTAAAAAAAACTTCGCAAAAGTGAAAGGGAAATGACAACACCATTATTCCTCTTGCGCTGCCTGCAGATAGGCTTATCGCTTCGTGACCTGGACCTGCTTACTGTGGGTATGGTAAACGACATCTTCGTGGAAAACATGAATGATGATTGCGAGTATGCAACTGTGGCTACGCAGGAGGATTTTGATGCATTTTAGGAGGTGGAGATTTTATGGCAAACAGAATAGCGGGTATCACAGTCGAGATCGGCGGCGATACAACTAAACTCTCCACGGCCTTAAAGACTGTGAATTCGGAGATACGTTCTACCCAGCAGCAGCTTAAGGACGTAAACCATCTCCTCAAACTTGATCCAGGTAATACGGATCTTCTTGCGCAAAAACAAAGACTACTTCGAGACGCAATATCCGAGACTAAGGAAAAGCTCGAAGCATTAAAGGTTGCAGCTGAACAGGCAAATGAAAAACTCGCAAATGGTGAAATAAGCCAGCAGCAGTATGATGCCCTTCAGCGCGAAATTGTTGAAACAGAACAGAAATTAAAGGGCCTGGAGGATCAGGCATCTAAGTCCGAGGTGGCGCTTGCAAAGATAGCTGCTACCGGCGAAAAGATGAAGACTCTGGGCGATAACATATCGGGCGTTGGATCGACTCTTACCAGGACGGTCACGGCCCCCATAGTAGGACTTGGAACGGCAGCTGTTAAAACGGCTGCCGATTTTGATACTGCCATGAGCCAGGTTGCTGCTGTATCTGGCGCGACCGGCTCTGACTTTGATGCCTTAAGAGATAAAGCCCGCGAAATGGGTGCAAAGACAAAGTTCTCTGCGACGGAAGCAGCCGAAGCCTTCAACTACATGGCCATGGCTGGTTGGAAAACGGGGGACATGCTCGATGGTATTGAGGGCATCATGAACCTTGCTGCAGCTTCCGGCGAGGACCTTGCGACTACTTCCGATATCGTTACTGACGCACTTACAGCTTTCGGTTTGCAGGCAAGCGACTCCGGACACTTTGCAGATATCCTTGCAGCGGCATCTTCCAATGCGAATACCAATGTCAGCATGATGGGTGAGACTTTTAAGTATGTCGCTCCTATCGCAGGTGCCATGGGTTATTCTGCAGAGGATACCGCAGAGGCAATCGGCCTCATGGCCAATGCCGGTATCAAGTCCTCTCAAGCAGGAACTACTCTCCGTAAGATCATGACGGAGTTAAATGGTGAAATAAAGATTCATGGTGCCACCCTGGGTGATGTTACGATCCAGACTGCCAATGCAGATGGTTCCATGAGAAGCCTTAATGACATTCTTGCAGATTGCCGTGTTGCTTTCGGACAGCTATCTGAATCAGAGCAAGCATCTACAGCTGAGACCCTTGTTGGCAAAACAGCCATGAGTGGTTTCCTTGCACTTATGAATGCGGCCCCGGCTGATATTCAGAAGTTGGAATCCGCTATCAATACTTGTTCAGATTCCATTGACGGGTATAACGGTACCGCGGAAAAGATGGCTGCGGTTATGCAGGACAACCTGGCCGGGCAGCTCACCATCCTTAAGTCGCAGTTGCAGGAACTTGCCATATCCATTGGCGATTTGCTTATGCCGGTTATCAGAGAAATCGTCTCTCATATCCAGCAGTGGGTTGATAAGTTCAATAGCCTTGATGACAGCACAAAGGAAACAATCGTAAAGATTGCTCTCTTTGCTGCAGCGGTAGGACCGGTGCTTATTGTAGTTGGTAAGGTCATATCAGCTATCGGAACTATTATGACAATACTTCCGACCTTGGCGTCGGCACTTAATATAGTCTCTGCCGCGCAGGCAGCTTTAAACGTCGTTATGAGCATGAACCCTTATGTGCTTATAGCGGCGGCCATTGTTGCCCTTATTGCCGCTTTCGTTTTGCTTTGGAATAAGTGTGATGCTTTCCGTGAGTTTTGGATCAACCTCTGGAACGGTATCAAAGATTTCTTCTGCAAAATCGTAGATGGCATAAAAAATGTATTTGCAGGGATCGTCGAGTTTATCAAAAACAACTGGCAGGGCCTGGCGCTGTTCCTTGTAAATCCTATCGCGGGCGCGTTTAAGCTCATATACGACAACTGCGAGGGCTTCCGTAATTTCTGGAACGGATTATGGGAAGGCATAAAGAACGCCTTTTCAGCTGTCTGGGACGGAATAAAGAATGTATGCTCGTCTGCCTGGGATGCGATAAAAAGCGGCGCTTCAGCTGCCTGGGAGGGCATCAAGGGCACGGTTACTTCTGTCGGCAGCGCCATAAAAGAGCATGTATCGAGCGCTTGGAACTCCATCAAAGAGCATTCCGCTTCGACTTGGAGCAATATCAAAGAGACGGTTCACGGCGCATTTGAGAACATAAAGTCCGCGGGCCAGTCTGCTACCAGTGCAATAAAGAGCACGGTTTCAGATGCATGGAATCATATTAAGTCTTCAACTTCAGAGACTTATAACCACATAAAGTCAAATGTGTCTGAAGCATGGAATAATATAAAATCCAATGTTTCAGATGCCATGAGCAACATGAAGGACCGGATCTCAGATGGCTGGAATAATATCAAGTCCACGACTGAGAGTTTGTGGGGCAACATCAAAGACAAGGTGGTATCTATTGCCGGTGAAATGAAAACAAAATTCACTGATACGATCGGCCATGTTGCATCTTCTTTTACAGAGAAACTGCAGCATATGAAAGATACAACTTCCCAGGGCCTTCAGAATATAGGCTCGACGGTATCTGGTGCGTTATCAAGCATCAAGGATAAGGTAACGAGTGGCTTTTCCAATATTGCCTCAAACCTTGGTACGGCCTTTTCCAATTTGGTATCTGGCCTTAAGGATAAGCTCTCCAATATCGGCCATGTGTTTACTGACCTTGCGAAGAATGCCTTTAACTGGGGCAAGGATATCATTTCAAACGTGATCTCCGGTATTGGTTCTATGATAGGCGGCCTTATAGACAAGGTGAAAAATGTGGCATCAACGATTAAGGATTACCTGGGCTTCTCTGAACCTGAGAAGGGACCGCTTTCCGACTTCCATACCTACATGCCGGATATGATCGACCTCATGAAGGAAGGTATCGAGGGTAACATTTCGAAGCTGAAAGGCCCCATGTCTGATCTTGCATCAGCTATTATCCCTGGACAGAAAGGTACGATAGAGCAATCCGTTATACAGGGTAGAGCAAATACTGGTAGTGGAACGGACATTACTTCTCTTACAGAGGCTGTCCTTAAGTATCTGCCTAAGATGGCAAATCAGCAGATCGTGCTTGATTCGGGTGCTCTTGTTGGAGAGCTGTCTGGCGGCATCAATAGGACACTCGGAAAGGCATATCTATGATACGTAAATTTAGAATAATAAATGGTGAAGGGGCTACTTACGACTTAAACAGTAAGCAGTCCCTTTTTCATAGTGTGGGCGGTCTTGGCTTTAAGGACGAGACCCAGTTTCAAAAGATTGGCACGGATTATTATCCGCTTGAGGAGGCATTTGCCCAGGGAGAAATAACCGGACAGATATTCTTTTACGGCAGGGAGGCAGCATATGAAAGGTATCATGCCTTTGCCAGATTTATAAGGATCACGCCTCTCACTCTTGAATATGTGACAAATGACACATTCAAGGTTCCGGTGCGGCTCGTTGATATAGAAAAGTCCGAGCTTATGGAAGGCGGCCTGGGGCTTAACTGTGAGGTGACTTTTAAGGCAACCGGGCTCTTTTATAAGGCGGTAACGAAATACTCCGAAACGGTATATGTCGGTGGCAAGGTATATCCGTATACCTATCCGTATTCCTATGCGGATATTTCAGCAAACACCTTGATGGTTGAGTCCGATTCTGTTGCTGATTCGCCTTGCCGTATTACGATCTATGGCCCTTGTGAAAACCCTATCTGGAAGCACTACGTAAATAATGAGTTGTATGCCACAGGGGCATATCTTGGAACGCTTCGATCAGATCATAGACTGGTTATTGATACCACAAAGGTTCCGTATTCCATTACGGAGCGCGGAGTGTCCGGCGAGATTATCGCGGACAGATACCAGTCCTGTGATTTTACGACAGAGCGCTTTATTTTACTTAAGCATGGCACGAACCGTATTTCGCTCTCGCACGACGGGCTTAATTCTGTGGACATGATGGTGGAGGCAAAGATAAGTTATGAAACCGTATAACGTTGAAGTCTTTACACAGAAATTTGATATGGTGGCCAATACCAACATAAACGAGATCGTGCATAAGGAGGATTATCTATCTTCGGACGAGAACACTATCACCGTGTTTCCTATGCCCGGGATAGCCAAGGAGGATTATATCCGCATCAGTCGTGACGACGAGGAATATGTCGGAGTCATTACAGAAATAACCTATGGAACGGATCGCTCAAAGCAGCTGCAGGTTATTTCTTATAAGCCGCTGATGGAGCTTTTGAATACTGACATTTTGTTTGATGTGGACTTGCAGCAAACCGGAACCCTGGAGGGTTTTATAGCTGACCGCATCACAGAGATGTTTATAAATAACGATGATGAAGCTCAGAACATAAAGGGACTATCTGTCGAGGTAAAGTCGCAGACCCCCGATTGGTATTTTCATATAACGCCAAGGGATAGCGGTGGCCATTACAACATAGTGAACCTTATCGATTCGGTCATCATTCCAGCCATGGAAAAGTATGGTGTTTTGGTAAAGCCCGTGCTTGATATCCAGGCTCGGACCATACGGATTGATATCGGCCGGGTGCAGGCAGGAACCTTCATTATTGAGGCGGACCTGCCCAATGTAATCACGAAGCAGATAACGATTAAATCCGTCTCCTCTGATGTGAACAAGCTCGTTATATATGACGCTGCAGATTATGAGAACAAGCGAGTTTATTACTTGCACTCAGACCTCTCTTATGACACTCATGATAGGGACAGGATCACACCGGTTAATTGTGAAATAACCTCTGTGCAGGTTGAGGAAGGCCACTCTTTTGAATCGGCTGCAATCTCCGAAGCCTATAACAAGTTTGCCAATCTGTCATACTCCAATCTCATAGAGCTCACGGTTATGAAGAAGGACTCCCTTATTCATCCGGAGGACATGGAGTTTGGCCAGGTGGTAAAGATCGTATCTGATGGAACGGAATATACAAGCATTCTTACCGGGAGAGAAATCAGCGAAACCTACAAGCTGATATTCGGAACGGTAAGGCTTGATCTTACAAAAATACTAAGGAGGAACTAAAATGGCGAGCATTGTACTAAAGACATTTAAGGGCGGTAATGTCTCACCTTTAAACGACGCTATCCTTTGGCAGACGTCCATTCCTGGCGCAGGTATCTTTAAGGGCTGTGAGGTTACAGCTGCGCGTGGAAACATTCTGCATATCTCGCAAGGGTACGGAATCATCAAGGGGCGCTTCTTTGAGGTATATGAAAATGAGGTATCTGTAAATCTTGCCGAAACCGGACAGACACTTAACGGTCGCCTCTACATTCATATGGACTTATCAAATGCGGATGAGCCTATAAAAATTATGACAGAGACAGCGGAAACGCTGTCTTCACTTTTAATGGATCAGAACGTGAATTATAACAATTCGTCATATGATCTTGAGCTCGCCGTTTTTAAGGTTGATGCCGGTGGCATTCGTAACCTTACACAGGTCTTTCCGTCTGTCCAGGGTGGTGCAGGCGGTGGCGGTGGTAATGGCGGCGCGGGCATTATGCGTGATACCGCTTATGACGAAGGCGATCTTGTTACCTGCGGTAATGCGCCCGGCTGGGCCATTTTGGTATGTACCCAGAGTGGCACTACGGCATTAACCGAGCCTATCGGATATACGCAGATAACGAAGGGTGGCGATATGGTCCTTGACGGAAACTGCGTGTTCACTGCAAGAGATCTTATTGCAGAGCTCGATAATATCACACTCCTGCAGGACGATATCTCAGAAATAAATGATGAGCTTGAGCTTCTCAAATCCGATACGGATGCTGTTGTCATTAAGGTTATGAGCGTAGCAGCTTATAAGGCTCTTGGAACTTATGATCAGAACACGATCTATTACTGCTACAACAACGAGACTTCAAGACAGATCGTTGGTATTTACCTTGGCCAGCATACCGTTTATGCGACTGGTGTCACGGTCAATTACCATATCGATACAAGCACAAATATACAGAAGTCGCTCTCGCTTTCTGATGACGCAATTGCCCTGGCTCCCACAGCGGCGCTGCCCGGTTTTACCTTTGTCGGCTGGCGTAATGATACGACTCCGAACACAGTTATTCTTACGGAAAAAAGGATTGACTCTGAAGCCGCGGTCAACCTCTACGCTGTGTTCAAAAGAACCATCACCATTGATATGGACAGTATGGATGCTGATCTTCCGGACGGTGCAGAGGAAACCACGCTTACAGCTCTCCTTTATTACAACAATGGCCAAAAAGCAAGTGAACAGGTTGTTGTTCCGCAGAACCCTTATGTGATGGAGGATAAAACCTTCTGCGGCTGGACGATTGATCCCACAGTGGCAGAAAGCTATGTTCCCGGTGAGTCGTATTCCTTCACGGATGATGCAACTCTTTATCCTTGTTTTGTTGATACGGACAAAGAGTTTGATGATGTATTCAATTCCTGCACTCAATTCAGAATTCCTGCGACAGGCATTTATGAGTTTGAGTGCTGGGGTGCTGAAGGTGGTACAGCAAAGGGAACTATAGACGGTGTTGAGTATGAAGCCAAAGGCGGTAAGGGCGGGTACGCCAAGGTCTACCGAAAGATGTCTAAAGGGACAATGATTTACATCTATAACGGGTTCCATCCGGACGGTGTAAACGCAAGCGGTAATAGAGGCGGTGCTGGTTACTCTTACACGAGTAGTAAGCATATAGGTGCGTGCGGCGGTGGATGTACTGAGGTGGCGCTCACGTCCTATAACTTAAATAGCGTCAATAGCCAGCAGAACACATATAACTCCTATAAGAATCAAATAATCGTTGTCGCTGGCGGCGGTGGTGGCGGTGGAATTTCTGCTACTGATAATCCGGGAACCGCGACGACACAGCCCAAGCAGCGTTATACAAAAGGGGCTCACCCTGGTGGATACGCAGGCGGTGAAAGGGGCCAGGATGGTTCTTCTGGAAGCGCCGGAGGTGGCCAGGTGACAAACGGTTATTACGATTATACCGGCTGGGGCCAGATACAAAGTAGTGGATCAAATACCACATACTCTGGCGGTGGATCTGGATGGTATGGTGGAGATTTCGGAGTTTATGGTAATTCCGGAGCTGGCGGATCTTCATATGTTGGAAATAGCCCGACCTTCACTTATAACGGCGTGAAGTATAAAACCGTCAATCAGGCAAATAATCACGAAGGACACGGGAAGACCCATATCAGATATATGGGACCTTGCGTAGTATAAGGAGGGCCTATGAGCTTTATTGATATGTTGAATGTAAAGACGGGGGTATCTGTTGGCGCGGCAATAGTTGTAATACTTATGACGCTCATACAGATAGCCCCTATTAAGTTAAATCCCTGGGACAAGATTCTGACCTGGCTTGGAAATCATATGAACGCTGATATTGTAAAGCGCGTTGATGTGATCGAGGCAAAGCTTGATGAGCACATAAAGGAATCCTCTGACGAACGGATAAGAAAAGTCAGAGCTGATATCTTGAGCTTTGGCAATTCCTGCATGAATGGTAGAAAGCATACCAAGGAGGAATTCGAGTTTGTTATCTCCGAGTGCGATCAGTATGAAAAGTATATCGAAAAGACAAAGTCCAAAAACGGTGTAGCCACTACGGCAATATCCGAAATACGAAGGCTCTATAAAAAGGGTATTCACGACAATTCTTTTCTGAAGGAAGGTGATGAAGATGCGACGTAGAAAGCGCAAACGCGGTTTCACCGACAAGATGTATCTGTATAACGTAATCTTTGTAACAGCGGTGGTGATTGTATCATTCATCGCTGTTTTTCTGTCCGGAAAGCTGATGCTCGATACCTCTGCGATATCTGTCATTATCCCGAGTGCCTATGCTGAGCTCGCTGTCCATACTGGCTTTGTCATTTGGAAGGCCAAGGCAGAAAATGCCAGGAAATATAAAGATGTCAACGTATCCTCGGATGAGGAAGAAGGAGGCTTAGGATGAATGAAATAATCTATGAGATCGTTAAGGCTGTGCTTGTCATTGCCATTATGGTAGTCGTGCGCTATGCGGTTCCGCTGCTTAAGACAAAGATAAATGGCTCAGAGCTCGAGTGGATCTACGAGTGGGCCGTAAAGGCAGTTAAGGCTGCTGAGCAGACTCAGACCGGTGAGCATACCGGAAGCCAGAAAAAGGCTATTGTCAAAGAGTTTCTGCAGCAGGTAGCCAAGGAAAAGAATCTCGCTATCACCGACGAGCAGCTCGAGAATCTTATCGAAGCTGCTGTATATGCAATGAAACAGGAGGATGCGAAATGAAACTGGTCGAATCGATCCTAACAAACAATCCCTGTTATAAGCAGGGACGGAAAATCACTGTAAAAGGTCTTATGTTGCACTCGGTTGGATGCGCCCAGCCGAGTGCATCTGTTTTTATAAAGAATTGGAACAGAGCCGATTATGATAGAGCCTGCGTCCATGGGTTTATTGACGGAAATGATGGTACGGTTTACCAGACGCTGCCCTGGGACCATAGAGGCTGGCATGCTGGCGGCGCGGCCAATAATACTCATATTGGCGTGGAAATGTGCGAGCCGGCTTGCATCAAATATACTGGCGGAGCAAACTTCACATGCTCTGATCCAGCTACTGCCAAGGCGGTGGCTACGAGAACATATAACTCTGCCGTAGAGCTTTTTGCTATGCTCTGTGAAAAGTATAATCTTGATCCTACAAAGAATATCATCAGCCATGCAGAGGGCAGCAAGCTCGGTGTGGCCTCTGCTCATGCGGACCCGGAGCATTTATGGAGACAGCTCTCACTCCCGTTTACCATGGATACCTTCAGACAGGCAGTTAAGTCAGCCATGACAGGTTCATTGTCCAAGCCGGACTATAAGCCCGCGGCATTGTCCGAGTCGGACATTTTTGCTTTCTTTAAGGCCCAGGGAATGACGGATGCTGGCGTGGCTGGACTTATGGGGAACCTTTATGCCGAGAGTGGCCTTAAGTCTACTAACCTTCAGAACTCATACGAGAAGTCACTCGGTATGGATGATCTGACATATACGGCTGCGGTCGACTCCTCAGCCTACGGAAACTTCATCACCGATAAGGCAGGCTATGGTCTGGCACAGTGGACTTACTGGTCCAGGAAGCAGGCGCTTCTTGAGTTTGCAATCCTTAAGAAGGCTTCTATCGGAGATTGCCAGATGCAGTGTGAGTTTTTGATGCAGGAGCTCACAAAGAATTATCCTTCCGTTCTCGCTATTTTGAAATCTGCCACTGCGGTTAAGCAGGCATCAGATGCCGTTTTATTACAGTATGAAAAGCCAAGGGACCAGAGCGCGGCAGTACAGAATAAGCGTGCTGCTTACGGCCAGACGTTCTATGACAAATATGCGGGAAAGGCACCGGCGCAGACCTCCGCTGTGCCATATAGGGTGAAGGTAAGTATTCCGGATCTTAATATCCGCAAAGGCCCTGGAACGACCTATGCCAAGACGGGCAAGTGCACCGGAGTCGGTGTGTTCACTATTGTCGAGGAACAAAGCGGCTGGGGCAAGCTCAAAAGCGGTGCCGGGTGGATCTGCCTTTCATATACAGAGAGGATGTGAGAAAATGGCGGATAAGCTATTTCAGGCTATTGTTATGATCATTTTAATACTGGGGGCTCTTTCGGAGCCATGAATTATACCCACGGGATTTCGGTCTCGTGGGTATTTTTTATTTGAGGTTAACTTTTGGCGTAATTCCTTTGCATTGACCCTGAAAGGAGTAATGGGTTTATGACAAAGGAAACCAGAGACCGGATACTTGCACTGCGCGAAAGCGGTATGGGGTATCAGTCGATCGCCCAGGAAGTTGGTGAGTCAAGAGACGCCGTAAGGTACATATGCAAATCAAGGGGCCTCGGCGGTATTGCTAAAGAGGAGCTCGTAACACAGGGAAAGGTATGCGCCCAGTGTGGGACCGGGATCATTCAGCCAACTGGCAAAGGCCGTCGTCGCCGCTTCTGCTGTG